CGATGACGATGACGACGATGCGCGGGACGAATTTAATTCCCGCGCCCGGCTGTTCTCTAAGCGTTACCGTCACGCGCTGGAAAGGCATTATGCGGCGAAAGGTATGCGCGTTTACCGGGGGACACTTGACGGAAAAGTGAAAGAGTGGCTTACCGTTCAATACGCCTTGCGCGATACGATGAAAGAAACGGTTAAGGGTCGGCAAAATGAGATTGTACAAAAAGAAATTGCCCGCCTGCAGAAAGACAAGTCATACGCGGCGCAAGAGGCTTTAAATAAAATCTACGAAGCGCGGGAAGGGGAAAACGTCTACAAGGTTTTTTCGTTCGGTGAGCATTATAAAGACCGGGCGGAACAGATCGGCGACGATAATGCTTATGCACTCGGGACGGAACTAAACGAGGGAATAATACAGGAGTTTTCCGACCGTTATATCTGGTCAACGCAACGGGACAAGCGGGTTAGGAAAACTCACCGCAAACTGCAAGGGAAATGCTTTCTTTTTGATGATCCCCCGACGGAGATTTTAAAGAGCGGTAAAACGCATACGGGCAATCCGGGAACGGCGTGGGGGTGCCGGTGTTGGGCCGAAATCCCGGTAAAGCCGGTTAAGCCGCTCCGACATTACGAGGTAAAAGAATGAAAGACGAAACGGTTGGTCAGACATTACAGAGACTTGCGAAAGAGTCGTTGCCCCGGTATGAGCCGGTGCAAGACAGGCACAATCAACGGTGTGAGTGCGGCGAGGTATTGACCGCACATGCCGCGACCAGGCACAAGCGCCGGGTATGTGAGACGTGCGCCGCAGTCATGCCCCGGTTACAAAGTGGCAGACGCCCGCAGCACCGGTGTTGCGGCTGTGATGTGATTACGCCGCGCTTGAAAATGAAAATGAAAGCCGGAAATTTTTATTGTAAAAAATGCCTAAAAGCAAAATTTGGGATTGACTTTTAAAAGGATTGTGTTTTATGTATTCCGTGATTAATAAACTACTAAAATACTTCAAATCCCCCGTGCGAGCCTTCAACGATTCGGGAGAGCGTATTGAATCAATGCGCTTTTCCGTGCCCGCCCTGCGTGTCGGCGTTCTTGAATATGGCGCGGGACAACTGCAAACCGGCAACGCCGCGCTGGAAGGAAAAGCCGTCCGCCTTTACTACCCGCCTGAAGCAGTGAGCGACGAAAAATTCTTGAAATCTTTAGAGACCGCTCCCGTCGTCGTCGGCGGGCACGATTCGACCACGAATGAACAAAATAAAAAAATCGACGGATGGGCGCACAGCGTTCATTTTGACGCGGGCGTAAATGCGGCCATGATCGCGGGCGTAGTCAAGGGCGCTAAAGAGGTTGCCTATATTAAGGGCAATCTCGGCGCGTCAGGATTCGGCGCGTCGGCGTTCGTTGACATATACAACTTGAGAGTTGAAAACGGCGTGACGCCGGACGGCCAGGAATACGACGCCGTGGCCGGGGAACTGCGCGCAACGCACGTTGCGTTGGCTCCTCATGTGCGCGACCCTGAAAATAAAATTAAGGTGATAAACGCGGTATGTGTTAATTCGGAGGGTGAAATGATGGAAGCTGAAAACGCGAATGGTGATTTTATCACGTCTCGCGTGTATCGCGTCTATAGGTATAGTATTTATAAACACCCGTCTTTTGGGTTTGTGGCCATTGACGATGAACACAAAAAACCCATTGCCGCGGGAAGCACGGAAAAAATCGTCGATGATAACGCCAAACGTAGCATAGATTTATATTTAGGCGACAAAGCGAAAAATTCGCTGGAAGCGGAAAACGCGGCAGATTTAAAAAAATACACAGTGGTTGACAATCACGTCAAAACGAGAACGGCGACGGTGTACGCTAAAGATAAAAATGAAGCAATGGATAAAGGGGCAAGTGAATTAAAAACCACTAACATATCCGTTTACGAAGCGAAAAACTCGCGCGGCGAGATAATAAATAACAAGGAGTACAGCATGGACCCTAAAGAACTGGCCGCGCTCGTAAAAAACGCGGTTGATGAAGCCATAGCGGAAAAAAATTCGGAGGACCGAATGGGCGCTATGGAAGAAACGCTTAAGGCGCACGGCGACGCGTTGAACGAAATCAACGAAAAGCTTAACCCGAAAGCGGAGGGCGAAAACGCGGACGACGCGAAACCTTTCGAGGGGAAAGAAACGCCCGAAGAAGAAAAAAAGGAAGCGGCGACACTTGAAAACGCGAAACCGTCTCAGGAAATGATTAAGGCTTTCGCAACTGCGATGAACGTGGATTTTGGCGCTAAAACGCCGTCGTTCATGACCCTTGCGGCCCTGGCCGGTATCAGTGAGACTGACCCCGCTTCCAGGATTGCCGCAGTCAACGCGAAATTCGGTGAGATTGTGCAAAACGCGCCGAAAGAAAACCAGACGGCCGCTGCTCATAACACGGTCGGGGAGGTGTTCTAATGCCCGGAGTAAGACTAGGAATAGGGGAAACAAACCCCAAACGCGGCGCGGTCCAGTGGGATGCCCGCAGAATTGACGGCGTGGAATTTGTCATTCCCGCCGCCGCAAGTATCACCGCCGCACCGATTGGAAGCGTAGTAACGCTTCAGGAAAATTCGGCCGGAAAACAAATTATTGTTCTCGGCGCGGCCGCTTATACCGGCCCCGGTTCGGACGACTATGCAATCGTTGCAATCGGTTTTCTTGAAGCCGCTACACAGGTCGAGTCGGCTATCAATCAGACCGTGGGCGAATATGCTGACGGGGACTACGTTGCTATGATAAGCGACATTGACGCCGTGGCGATGGTGCCGAAAGACGCCGCGGCCCCGGTCGCGGGCGGCACGGCCTATGTCACCGCTGACGGGGAACTGTCAAGCAGCAACACTGACGCGGTGGCGTTTCCCGGCACTGTCTGGTATGGTACGCCCGGCGTACAAAACACTGGCCAACTCAAAACCGGGTACATTTTCGCGCGGCTCGCTTCCGTGAAGGTAGGGTAACATGAAAACAGGAATTAAAATCACTTCCGCCCAGGTTGCGGAACAGAACTTTCAAAACTGGTATGTCGCCCGTAACGCATACGCCGACGCTCACCGTAAAGACGGTTGCGTGGCGATAAACGAAGTGGCGGCGCGGGGCGAATATAAAGCCCTTACCGAACGGCTTCTTGCGGTGTCGAACAGTCAACACGCCGAACACGGCGCGGCAATTTCAGACTTGCGTAAGCGGTTCGACGGCGCGAGCATTGACCACGTCGTCGATATGGCGCATGGCCTCCGCTCGAAACTGAACGGCATAGCGCAAAACGCGATGAAAGCCGGCATGAGTGTTGAGAACGCGCAAGCTACTGCAATGAACGCATATTTTGGTAACCCCGGATATGACCAATTCGCAGGACTCAATCAGCTTGCCGAACAGCTTTACGAACAACTCACCTTTGCCGAGTCATTTATCGCTGAAGGTGACGCCGTTCAACTGTCCCCCGAACTGGCAGCAAGCGCGGGCGCAATCAGCCGGTTCCGTATTCCCAGGGTCGAAGCGTCGGGCGCGGCTAAACAGCGGCTTGGCGACCTGAACCCCTATGGTGATGATCGGACCTATTCAAACAACCTGGCGCAAATTTCCCTGTTCAACGAATTCAAGGACGCGCACACCGAGGCCCAGGGCTTCATCATTGAGAATGACCAGGAAGCGGCGCTTCTTGGCTACGCCCGGTCAATCGCCCCGGCGCTTGCCGGTTTCATCCTGCAAAACCAGCTTTTCGCCACTATCGAACAGCAGGTCATGCAGGCCGTGGAACGTATCATTGTTGACGGATGGGGGGCCGCTGCCTTTGACGGTGAAACCGGTCAATACGGTTTACTCTCAAGCGGTATCGCGCTGTCTCTCGCCTCTGCAGGTGCGGCGTCTCCCTTGCTCGCCACTGCGGCGGATTGGGCATCGAACCCGACAACCCTGATACAAAAGATCGCCAACTTCAACTACAAACCGGCGGACCGGACAGCCCCGCTGCCGTCCAATGCCGACCCGATGAACGTTTACAAAGACGTTGTACGGCTTTTAAACTTGGTTGCCTTAACCAACGTAAAAACGTCGGGCAAGGTGGTTTTGTACATGCCTACTTCGATTTATTCGATCATGGTACAGTACCTTTCGACCGGCACTTTTAACCGGACGCTCGGCGAAGCGTTGAAACTTGCCGTGGGCGGCACGATTGAAAGCATTGAAGTTAAGACTTCCGGCTTACTGAATGCCCGAACCAACTCCCTCGGCTCTGCACAGTACAACAGCGTAATAGCGGTTGTCCACGGCGCACCGACTGGACGGAAAGGGATATTGATGCCGATGGCAACCGCAACGCCCCGGATCACTACCGGCGTGGTGAGTGAACAGCGTTCAAGTTTCGCGGCGCAGCTCACTTTCGGCGGCCCGATGGTCATTCAACGCGGTCAAGTGTTTATTCTCGATTTTTCGGTAAACGCTTAACAGCATGATTTTCACAGATGAACAATTTTCGGCGGAACTCACGACACGGCTGGACAACCCAGCCGTGTCGGCCGCTGAAATTTTAACGTACTTAGAAATGGCAAAGCGAGATGTCGATTCCGGCCTCTACGGCGACAGTGCGTACAACTCTCAAGTTCTGGACACGGCTTGTCATTTACTTTCGCTTGATAATAAATTCCCGGAAATCTCGTCCATCAGTCAAAACGGCACATCGACGAGCTTTGCGGGAAACGATCCAGAGCGATGGCGACGGCGTATAACAGAGCGCCGTCAAGCGATTTTACTGGACACTGAGCTATGATGCTCCGGGGCTTGCAAAGCATGGCGGCGCGGCGTATCGCGGACAGTACCTGTGATGTGATTTATAACACGCTCACGCCGGATGATGACGGATCATCAACCGTTACGCCGATCCCTATGACGCTAAAAGCAAGCATAAAGCCGCTACAGCCCGTGGACATAAAGCGGCTGCGGGAAGGCGGTATCGAATGTCAAGAGGGCGTTTCAATTCTTATTTCCGAAGCGTTGGAAGAGCGGCCCGAACGGATTGAAGCGGACGGGAAAAAATGGCGCATTTTATCGTGGTCCTTTATCCCGGCCTATGAAAACGAGTCCGGGAACCCGGTCGGGACAGTCGTTGCAATGTGTGATGAAATACGAGTTTTACCTGCAGAGGTATAGAAAAATGTCAGACATTATAACTGTTATCACGATTAAAAACATGGCGCGGAAAATGGTCAAAAAGGCGACGGCGAAAAACGCCGACGAGACTTTATTTTTTAAATTTCCCGATCAGCAGCGCGCTAGAGGATTTTTGTCTAAAATAGATTTTGGGTTACGTGATCAGTACAGCCGATTAAATCGTAACGATATGACCAAAGTCGCCGTTTTAATAAAAGATAAATTTAAAGAAGAAAAATCTCGGATTGTGAGTATATCACAAACTTTTCAGGGTGCACAAATAGACCAAACAGAATATTTAAAATGACAATCATCGAAAAATATTACGCGATGAACAAAGCGCTCAATCAAGCGCTCGCGGCGGGCGGCTCAGGCACGGCCCCTGCGCGGGTGTATAAATACGGCGTAGTACCGAAGCACGTGACCTATCCCTATTTTCAATCGGCGTACCGTGTAACGTACCGGCAACCGTTTGCCTCGTCCGTGTCCGGCGTATTGACTGACTTTGAATATATCTTAAATTTTTTCACTGCCGCGCCGAACGACGAAGGAAACGACGCGAAATTATTTGAACCGTATGAAATAGCGCGAGAACTTATAACGTCGCCGGAAAGTTTTATCTGGACCGGCATAGCGACAATTCTTTCGCACGACGAAACGCCGGAGTTTTCTTTTAAAGGCGGCTTGGAA